CATCAATTACGGAGCAAAACAGGGTCAGCAGCGATGCCCCCCTCGCCCGATGACAGCGAAAAACCAAAGCTCCGGACAAAGAGCTTTCCCTAAAATCATCGCCCCGGCAGCCAAACCATCCGGGGCACTACGGGAAGAAGTCTGCGATAACGGAATCCGCAGAGTCCAAGCGCCGGCCACCGCTCCTTCCACCAAAGCGCCACGACACAGCATCCCCATGCTGTCGATTGACGGTTCGAGTCCGTCACTTCCCACAACAGGACATCCGTCCTGCTCATGATTGATTGATGGGCGGCATTTGCCGCTTGGCAGTGCCGCCCTTTTATCAGTCGAGCCGGAGGTTGTCAACAAGTTATTAATAATTTAAATCTCTCAGTCATGAGTACAAACAAATTCGCTGATACAGTCAGCAAACTTCAGTCGCTGAAGCCGTGGGAAGTTCCCGTGAACTCCTATGTGCATCAACACATCGTCTCCCTCTACAACCAAGTGCATGGAGAGGGCGGTGAGGCATTCGCCGAAAGGGAGTCACGTTTCATCAACCGCCTCATCATCGATGACAAGAACAAGTGGAATGTCACTCCTATCTCCGTGTTCCTCGCATACGTTGACCTTGCCGTCAAAGACCTCACCCTTGAACCGGGCGCACAGGCAATGTGCTACCTCCTCAACAGAAGCACGAAAGTATCACAGGGTGATGGAAATGGCAAAATTGTCGAAGCGTGGGAGAACCGTGCATACATTTCCGTCACCGGTTACGGTGAAATACTCCTGCGCCAACGTGCCGGACAAATCCGTCATTGCGACACGCCTACAGTGGTATATGAGGGTGACGAGTTCAGCTACATTGAGCGCAACGGTCGTAAGGAAGTGACCTATGGCCTCAACATCAAGCATAATCCCGGCAATCCAATGGCTTGCTTCATGAAAATTACACGTCTTGACGGTACTACCGATTATGCCATCATTCTCTCCGAAGCATGGCAACGTCTTGCCAACTACTCGCTAAAGCAGAATGAGCGAGGTAGGAGAGACAAGGAGAATGCCAAAGCTAATGACCTCTACACCTCCGGTCTGAATGGGACTATTGACCCCGGCTTCCTCATCGCCAAGTGTGTAAAACACGCATTCAAGAACTACCCGAAACTCCCTATCGGCAAGGGCATGGTCATGGAGGCAGACCTTCCCGAAGAAGAACAGATGCCCGACTATTACAACATGGGCAAGACTCCACAAGCTCCTAAAGAGCCGGACTCATTCTCCGCCCCTGCCGACCACTCCGAGGGTGTCACCGTTGACCCAGCCGCAGAGGACGCATCATCAGATGATGGAACATGGTAAAACCTTAAAATATTTCAATCATGAGTAATGAAGTCATTCAACCGACAACAACGGCATTGGCAATAGCCGCATCTGCCGACAACGTAGACGCAATTGTCCGTAACACCCCGGAGTCATTTCGTAAAAACCAGCTTTCACATGACAATTGCTTAAGAGCATGTGAGAACCTCCTTGTGCAAATCAAGGAAAAAGGAATGACAGATGAACTTGACAAGACCGCTGCAACCTACTTGGAACGCACTCGACGCACTGTTAAAGCCATGACCGAACTACGCTCGCCGGTGACCAAGCTGTTTGACCAAGTGCGTAAAGAGTTTACAGCGCTTGAAAACGACATAGACCCCACAAAAGCCGGGACAATCCCTTATCAGCTCCAGCAGTTCCGCAATATGTATGCAGCCAAGAAGCGAGAGGAGGAAGAAGCAAAGCGTAGAGCTGAAGAAGCAAAACGTCAGGCAGATATGGCACGTGAACAGTATCGCAATGCTTGTGAGGATGATTACAGGCAGAAGTTCAATGACCTTGTTGTGGCTCGTATCAACGAACTGACCGACCTCAACACCAGCGTTAATCTCGACAACTACAAGGCAGTGTATGATACTGTCGCCGGATATGCCGTAGAACTTCCTGCTGATTGGTGTCCTCCCTCGTCAGTGCGTATGCCTTTCAATCTCACACCGGACGAGTCACGCAACATCCGTGGAGATGTGATGCGCCGACTCATCGTTCAGTTTGCTGAGCAATACAAGTTTGAAATAGGCGATTACCGTCAGGAAATACTTGACAAGCTGCCGTCAAAGAAAGCTGAGTTGGAACGTGCCGCCAAAGCATCTGAAGAAGAATCCAAGCGCATTGCTGAGGAAATTAAGAAACGTGAAGCGGCTGAACTTGCCCGAAAAGAGGCTGAACGCATCGCACGTGAGCAGGAGGAAGCCAAGAAAAAGGAAGTGCAGAAAGCAGGTGCCGAAGCTGCCTCGCTGTTCGACCTCGCACAGGCAACCGCCCCGGCCTATCAGCCCAAAGCCAAAGTCACTAAGAAAATCCGCATACTCAACCCCAACGGATATATGCAGGTGCTTATGATGTGGTGGGCAAAGGAGGGCAGCCGTATGACCGATGAGGAACTTGCCAAGATATTCAAGAAGCAAATCTCCTTCTGTGAGAAAGTTGCCAATAAAGACGGCGAGTTCATCAGTGATGGAAGCGTGGTATATGTCGATGACGTAAAGGCACAGTAATGTTAACCCCTGCATTAATAACGGAATTACAGGATTGTTTCAACGGTCGCGCAAGATTACAGGAGGCGGCTATGGCAATAAATATTTATACCAAAGATGCCTCCCTGTTTTATTCTTGCGTTGACGGTTGGGGTAAGAAAAAATACATAAACATTCCAATCGATCCGACTGACCTGCTTCCTTTGCTCAATAAGTACATTGGTAGGATAGATAAGGAGATTATGAAAATATCCGGAAGGGTTGAGGTCATAATACAAAACTTTACCGATGTGAAACCCTTTATTGAGGACTACAAGATTCGCTATCCATCAACATTCACAAGTGAAGAGAAAATATATCAGACACTTGAAGAAGCTGTAATTGAGCGAAGAAAGGGAAACCCTCATTTAGTGAGCGAAGACTATCATATAGAGGTTTGCTCAGATTGGGATAATAAGATTTATGTATTCTCTGTAATTAGCGAAACGTTTAATCAAGTTACATTTCAATTCAAAGAAATCTGTAAGGTATGAGTAACAATCCCGATACATATTATCTGCGTAGTGAGGTCTCTAACTCAGACCTCACTGCCCTCAAAGAGCTGCTTCACCCCCGGTTGCAATTCGGCAACCGGGAGGAGGCTTTCCGTTTCGGGAATTTGGTCGATGCCATAATTACCGAACCTGCGAGAGTCAATTATTATCGCTTCACAGTTGATGATACGCAGTACACGGAGGACGAGTTTCGCCATGCACAGGAAATGTATAAATCTCTGCGCATGGAGGCACGGAGTGACAGGTTTCTCGCTTTCGTGTTGGAAAATGCTACAACACAGAAGTTCATGGTCAATCAGTCACAGCAATTTGAATATTGCGGATTTCCTTTTACGCTTGCCACTCGCTGCAAGTGGGATTGGTGGCTTGAGGCTGCGCTTTTTGGTGGAGACCTTAAAACTACTGCCGCCACTTCACAAAAGGAATTTGAGCAGATGATTGACTTCTTCGATTGGGACCGCTCACGTGCGTGGTATATGGATATTGCTCATTCTGACCGGGACTTTATATATGCCATCAGCAAAAAGAACAGTATGGTATTCAAGAAGCAAATCACTCGTGGCGATGCCATCTATAATGCCGGGCGTGAAAAGTATGAAGAGTTGGCCTTTCAGTATTGGTGCCTGAATTTGTGTGCCAGCGAGAGCAAAGTGGAGCTTGCTCCGGCTTTGCCGAGCGCAGCCGCAAATCAACCTCAAGTTAATTTGTGTGCCAGCGAGAGCAAAGTGGAGCTTGCTCCGGCTTTGCCGAGCGCAGCCGCAAATCAACCTCAAGTTAATTTGTGTGCCAGCAAGAGCAAAGTGGAGCTTGCTCCGGCTTTGCCGAGCGCAGCCGCAAATCAACCTCAAGTTAATCTTGTATGAGACCTATGGAAGCATTGAAACATAATCTGAAAGTCACTCCATACGAGTACCAGCAGGAGGGTATTCTTTTCGGTCTTCGGAAGAAACGCTTCCTCATAGGTGATGAGCCGGGATTGGGTAAAACATTGCAGAGTATCGGTGTTGTCGATTGCGCCCGTGCCTACCCATGCCTTGTTATCTGCCCTTCTTCGCTAAAGATAAATTGGCAGAGAGAGTTTGAAAAGTTTGCTGATGTTAAGGCTCTTGTACTTGACAACGCAACCCGTTCCACATTCCCGTATCTGTTGAGCATGGGAATGTACCAAGTTGCCATTGTCAATTTTGAGTCGCTTCGTAAATACTTTGTATGGGACATTAAAACCAATGGCTCGTTCCGGTTAAAAGACGTGGTATTTTCGTCCTGCATCAAGTTATTCAAATCTGTAATCATAGACGAGTCACACCGGGTCAAAGACCCCGGCGCACAACAGACGATTTTCACAAAGGGTATATGCTCCGGCAAACGGTATATAGCCCTGCTGTCCGGCACCCCTGTCGTTAATCGTCCTGAAGATTTGGTGGCGCAGCTCTCCATTATGGAACGTCTTGCCGATGACTTCGGAGGACGTGGCAAGTTCCTCTCTGATTATTGCTCATTTGGCAAAGACCAGGAGGAAGAACAAGCCGAAGCACTTGCCGACTTGTCAGCCAAGCTCTACGATAATTGCATGATCCGCCGTGAAAAGAAGTCTGTACTTACGGAACTTCCCGAAAAGACACGCACAGACCTATATGTCGAACTTGACCCCGAAAGCCGCACGGTATATGACACTGCCGCCGCTGACCTCCGTGAATATCTTGAGAAGTACACCGGATGCACCGATGTGGAAATTCGCCGCAAGATGCGCATGGAGGCTCTCGTCAAATTCATGACACTCCGGTCATTGTCAGCAAAGGGCAAGGTTCGGCAGGCTGTCGATTTTGTCAATACCTTTCTCGCCAATGGCAAACCCCTCATACTGTTCTGCTCCTATCATGAGATTGTGGATGCTCTGAAAAAAGCATTCCCCAAGGCTGTAAGCGTGACCGGACGTGATTCCCTTGTGGAGAAACAGGCGGCTGTGGACTCTTTTCAGAATGGTCATGCACAACTCATAGTCTGCTCCATCAAGGCGGCAGGTGTCGGTCTTACCCTCACGGCATCGTCCAATGTTGCGTTTGTGGAATTTCCATGGACGTATGCCGACTGCTGCCAGTGCGAGGACAGGGCACACCGCATAGGGCAGAAAGATAATGTGACGTGCTATTATCTGCTTGGTCGCAATACCATTGACCATGTTCTATATTCCATCATCCACAAGAAGAAGTCAATCGCCAATCAAATCATGGCGGCAAGTGACGATATTCCGCAGGATGAAATGTACTTCAACGAATTGGTAACAATGTTTATGGGAGGTTCGGAAGATGGAGGTGGCTAAAACTGACGTGCAGAAAATCATCGCATATCTCGATGATGCTGCCAAACTATATGACGCACTCGCCACTCTGCCAATGCAGAAGTGCAACAGCCGTTCTCACATGATTAAACAATTAACAAATAAACTCAAACTAAAATTAAATCAGCAAAAATGAATATTACTGTTGAATCCCGCAAAACGGAAATCCGCTATGTGACGAGTGACCCGAAAAAAATGCTCGGCAAATGGGTTGCCCGCCGTGCATTAAGAACATGGACTGAGGACTTCGTGGACGAGGATACGGGCAAAGTAGAGTCCATAGAACGTAATGAAATCCTTCTTGAACGTGGCACATATATCAGTCAAGACGTTCTCTGTTCAATAAAATTCATGATGTCGGAAGGCTCTTTGAAGGAAGTAGAGGTGTCCAATCAGAACCGACAGGGAATGCTGCTTGAAAACCGCTCTTTCTTTCCCTACAAGGCGGTTGCCAAGATTGACGGCAAGCGTAAATCATTCCTGCTTTATGCCAATTCCGTTGCCAACGCTTTAGTCATTTTGGTGGACTATATCGAGCTGTACTACAAAGGTGGTTTTGAGATTACCGACATTAAGGAGATGGAATATTGTGTGGTAATCATTGACCGTCTCAAATCGGCTGAAGCTCGCAGGTATGAACTTGATGCTGCGTATCTGAAAGGTGAAATGTCGATGGAGGACTTTGTTGAGGCTACTTGTGACAATATCAGCAAAGGGAATCCCGATGCAGAGGGAAAATCCGATGATAAGAAGGAGACCAAGAAATTCTATCAGATAGGTGCGCACGTTGTCCTCCATGACGATAAGGAGGGGGATATTGAAGAAGACCATACCTTCATAGTGCAGACAATATCGGCAGTCCGTGCCAATATGCTTATCGAGAAATGGCTTCGTGACAAACAGGAGGAACGTTTCAGAGAGTCTTTGAAGCACCCGGAACGCACGTTCGTCAAGTATCAGATCAACTCCTTCATTGAGGAGTCTAAGATAATCCCAATCGGGTGTTTTATCCCGGTCAGTTTCTCGGAGGTTTACAATGACAGAGCGAATGACGATTGAGGAGCTGCGCAAGCACTCCCGTGAGATTACGAGCCGTTCATACGGTTCCGGCACAAGCAAGTATCACGCTAAAAAAGTGGGCGGCCATGCCTCAAAGAAGGAACATAACCGCGCCAACCAACTCAAGCTGCTGCAACGCGCCGGCCTCATATCCGCATTGCAGGAACAAGTCTCCTTCGAGCTAATCCCCCCACAGCGCGACAGCGCCGGAAAACTCCTGGAATACGCATGCCGCTACATCGCCGACTTCGTCTATCGCGACCAATCCGGACAATTGATCGTCGAGGATACAAAAGGCTTCAAGACTCCGGAGTACAAGATAAAACGCAAGCTCATGCTGTCAGTCCACGGAATAAGAATCAAAGAAACATAACCGCTATGGCTCGGACAATAAAAAGAGGTCTTGACTATTTCCCGTTCGACGTGGATTTCTTTCAAGACATTAGAATTAGAAAACTCATCAAGTATCAAGGTGGCAAGGCCGTCACTGTATATGCTCTCCTGCTGTGTACTATCTACAAAAACGGGTATTACGCCAAGTGGGATAAAGAGTTGCCCTTTATAATCTCCGAACAGTCAGGATATACCGAGGCATATATACAGGAGGTCATCGATTGCTGCATGAACATTGGTCTGCTGTCTAAACAATTATTTGAGTCCGATAAGGTTCTTACTTCCAAAGGCATTCAAGAACGCTACCGCGCCATCTGCTGCTCCTCCCGGAGAAACTGCCTCATTGATGAATACAATCTCATCGACAACACCGCAACCGTCCTGCCACTGCAAGAAAAACAGACAAACATCCACCAACAGCCCGATACCCCCAAACAACGACAGAGCAAAGCCACACCTCCCCGCCACGTAGAAACACCTGTCCCGCCACCACCCGCGCCCACCACCGCTCAGAAATATTCATTGTCAATTAATGATGAAATTGCCGAAATGAAAAAGAGCGCACAATGGAAAGAAAGCGTCTGCATACGCTATCATCTATCCAACGAGCAAGTCGACGCTTATCTCGCCGACTTCGCCCTGAAATGCGACAAACTGCATACCTCAATGCAAGATGCCCGAAGCCATTTCTGCTATTGGCTCCAGAAACAACTCGACTCAAAAAAGTCCACGCCTCCACCCCAAAAGACCAATCCTGCCTCACCTAAAAAAGAAAAAAAGTACCGGCCGGCCGTCGACTCCGCCGCCGAACTACGCGACTACCTCGCCTCTCGAGGACTTGACCCCGCCGCAACCGACCTCTCAAAAGTAGCTGCCGCCGACTCTGCCGCCGACTTCGCCAAAATACCCAAATAAGTAGAACAGTTACTTAACCAAATAATGACATATGATTTCCCTCACATGTAGCTTCACCATAAACATCTCCGGACGCAGCGAACGCTACTATCGTTCCAACCCCGAAAGAGTAAAAGACCTGCTCGCCAATCAGCTTGCATCTGGCATCGACCCCACCGCCGACAATCTCAGCGTCTCCAACATCAAAATCGCCGAAGTTCCAATCGCCCCAAAAAAAATCAATGATTAACTTACTTTACATCGACCTCTTTTGTGGTGCAGGAGGCACCTCCACCGGTATCAACACCGCTCGTCTCGACGGAGAGGAATGTGCGAAAGTTGTTGCCTGTGTCAATCACGATGCTAATGCGATAGCCTCTCACGCTTCCAATCATCCGGAAGCATTGCACTTCACCGAGGACATCCGCACACTTGACCTGTCTCCGCTTGTCACCCATCTAAGGCAATGTAGAGCTGCTAATCTCGACGCATTGACCGTCCTCTGGGCTTCCCTTGAATGTACCAATTTCAGCCGGGCAAAAGGTGGTCAGCCTCGTGATGCAGACAGTCGGACACTCGCTGAACACCTGTTCCGTTACATTGAAGCCATCAACCCGGACTACATTCAGATTGAGAATGTGGAGGAGTTTATGTCATGGGGAGAGGTGGATGAAAACGGTAAGCCTATCTCTATGGATAAGGGCAAGAGTTATCTCCGATGGGTGCGCAATGTCCGCCGCTACGGCTACAACTTTGAACACCGTATCCTCAATGCCGCCGATTATGGTGCATACACTTCACGCAAACGCTTCTTTGGTATCTTCGCCCGAAAGGGATTGCCCATTGTGTTTCCGGAGCCTACACACTGCAAGAACGGAAGTAAGAACCTGTTCTCAGAATTGCAACCGTGGAAGCCTGTCCGTGAAGTTCTTGATTTTTCCAACGAGGGCAGAAGTATTTTTGATCGTGAGAAACCATTGTCTGAAAAGACCCTTGAGCGCATCTACGCCGGACTAATCAAGTTCGTTGCAGGTGGGAAAGACGCTTTCATGGTGAAATACAACTCAGTCAATCAGAAGACCGGGAAATATTGTCCTCCCTCGCTCGATGCTCCATGCCCTACGGTAGCTACTCAGAACCGCTTGGCACTCGCGCAGGTGTCTTTTCTCTCAAAACAATACGGTGGACATCCATACAGTAAGAACGTGTCCGTTGACGGACCTGCCGGAACAGTGACGGCGAGAGACCACCACATGTTCGTGTCGGTACATTATGGCAATGGCTATAATATTGGTCTTGACCGTCCGGCACCCACGATTACGACCAAAGACAAATTGTCGTTGGTTGGTGTGACTCCATTCATAGCTAACGAATATTCGGGAGGCGGACAATTATCAAGTGTCGAAGGTATATGCCCTGCAGTACTTACCAATCCCAAACAAAAACTTGTATCTGTCTCACATTTTTTGCTCAACCCTCAATTCAGTTCTGCGGGTTCGTCAATTGATTCTCCCTGCTTCACGTTAATTGCAAGAATGGACAAGCGGCCGCCATCATTTGTGAGCGTGAAACATGGCGCACTCAACATTGCCATATACGATACTGACTCTCCAATGACAGTTAAGATAAAAGAGTTTATGCGCATATACTTTATCATCGACATTTCTATGCGTATGCTCATGATTGATGAGCTTAAACTCATCATGGGTTTCCCCGAAGATTACATTCTCATCGGCACACAGGCAGAGAAAAATAAATTCATCGGCAATGCCGTAGAGGTCACAATCGCACGGAAATGGTGTGAGGCTCTCTGCTCCGGTCTCCGTTCCTTCGACCCAACAAAGTATCACTCTATACAGGTAGCATAATGAAAAAGTACAATATCACTCCCGATAACATCCGGGACTACATGAATAACTATGAGTCTGATTTCCCTTTGGTCATTGATGATAAGGCGGGATTGGACTATAAAGATGAGGAAACGCGTGCAATTCCTCATAACTCTTGCATCTATCAAAAAAAGAGCAAGACAAGATGTGTCAAGTTGGAGATAACCTCATTTCGTGGTATAAATTGGGATGCAATACACTACTACGGCAAATTGGTTGCTGATGGCATCGAATTTCAGTGTCTCGACAATCCCCGAACAACAACGTCAAACTGGGATGCTAAAAAGATAAATCCATTCTACCAATGGAGATATGAATTTGACCTGCGCAGACCTGTTACGCAGGAGGAGATTAATCATGACCCGGACAGGTGGGTATGTTATCAGCTTGGAGTATTCACTACAAGTTTCGACACAAAGGAAGAAATCCTCGCTCTTGCAAAGGACTGTTTCAAGATGAGGTTTACAGGAGAATGGGAACTTTGGGTTGATGATTGTACGGTAGCTAAGGACGGTGTTTATCAGATTATTTTTGAAGATAAGCAAAACTTCAAAGTTAGTGATACCGTCCGCAATAAACGCTCCGGCAACATAGGTCAAGTAATGGAAGACCCAAGAACAGTCGGAACATCATTCATCCGGGTAATGGTACTCAAACCGGATAAGAATATAAAATACTGTGCCTATTGGACAGTCAAGAACTTGGAACTTATAACAACATAATATGGAAATTGATACAGCAAAAAAGGCTTATGCTCTAATAACCGAGAGGGATAGGCTATTGAGTATGAGGGCAGATGCAGTCTCGAATAATAAAATGAGAGGCTGGTCTTTTATGGTTGATGAAAATAGACACCCCATTCCCACAGAGGTAAAGCATATATTCATTGAAGCAATAGACAAATCGATAGACTATTACGAAAACGAAATTGAGAAGTTATGATAACCGAAACAATCCATCACCCCTCCGACCTCCACAGTGGAATCACAGATGCTGTATGCGCATAGTAAAGCCTGTGATGCAGTGCTTCAATTATGAATTAAAGAAGAAACGACAATGAACATCGGACTTGTTGACGTGGACGGGCATAACTTCCCCAACTTCGCACTTATGAAAATATCTGCATGGCATAAGGCACATGGGGATAATGTAGAGTGGTGTGGCGATTTGTATTGGGATTTTGACAGAGTTTATAAATCCAAAATCTTTACATTCTCTCCGGATATTGACCGTCCGTTTCCTTGCGAGGTAATACGTGGTGGCACTGGCTATGATGTCAAGTCGAGGCTTCCGCAGGAGATAGAACTGTCAACACTTATGGACTACTCGCTCTATCCGCAGTATCCATTCTCGATCCAATTCTTTTCTCGTGGATGTATCCGCAGGTGTCCATTCTGTCTTGTTCACGATAAGGAGGGAGACATACATCCGGTCCATCCTGTTCAGCCTAACCCTAATGAGAAATGGATAGAAGTGCTTGACAACAATTTCTTTGCCAATCCCGAATGGAAGTCCGCCATTGACTACCTGTTGCACCGTAACAAGCCTGTCAATCTTCATGGAGTGGACGTGCGCATCATGAACGAGGAACAGGCTTATCACCTCAACAAGCTCCGTCTTCGCAAGTCCATACACATAGCATGGGATTTACCCGAATTAGACCTTACTAACAAACTCCGAGAGGTCACACGCTACATCAAGCCTTACAAACTCATGTGCTATATCCTTGTCGGGTTCAATTCCACTATGGAGCAGGACTTGTACCGGATAGAACGTTGCCGGGAATTAGGCATAAAGCCTTATGTCATGCCATACCGGGATTATGAGAATAAGACAAAACCATCACAGTATGCCCGAGACTTGGCTCAGTATGTCAATAAACCGATGATATTCAAGTCCTGCAAGTTTGAGGACTTCTCACCCCGCAAAGGCTTTACTTGTAAACAATATTTTACTCACGAAAATAAATAAAAATGAATCAGACAAAAACCGTTCTCTCTGCAATAGCAGAGTTCTTACTCGGCAAAAAGTATTATGCCGTCATCATCAATACTCGTGGCACTAACCGCTGCGAGATAAGCAGCATCATCTTCCCGACACTTGCAGCCGCCGAGAAGCACAAATCCGAGCTCTCAGCCACATTCTCATATCAGTGGGTGGAGACAATCTCTTTCCGCTCTCGTAAGAATTATGACTCAACAGTCAAAAGATATTTTACTGCTGTAAAATAAATTAACTTCACCGCATTATGCTAAAACGATTCCTTCTTTGGTGGCGGTCGCTCAGATACCACCGCTACTATGTCATAGCAGATTGCTCCGACAACTCCATAACCTTCTCCCGTAAACTCTATCGCCACATAGAGCTTTCCTCGCATTGTGAGGATTCTGCAAAAGTATTCGTATTTGAAATCCCGGCTTGGGGCACCTACGGATTCATCATTAATCCAACCCTTGAACAGGAAACTCAGCTTGCCGACATTCAGTACAACGAAAAATTCAAGACCATCGGATTTGAATCCCTATGCCCGTCTGTAAACTGGATATTCTCCCACTACCGACTGCCATATCATCTCAAGATGAAACTCACCGTCACTATACACCATCTCGGAGATGGCAAAGTATTCTACAATATAGAGCGCCCTCACCCATGAATACAATGAGCATACTCGGCAATACACGCCGCGCCGACATATCATTTCATGCCTCCGGCAAGATTGACATTACATCACGCATTGTCAACGCACTCGGCATCAACCAAGGCGATGTAATCGACATCATGACCGCAAATGGCGAATTCTACCTGTATGTCTCTGTCCGTGCCGCCGACATCTGCGGCCGACATGAGGCCCAATGCCACCCGTCAAAACGTGGCGGCCGACATTTCCGCACATATTGTCGCAGACTATGCTCCGCCATCCTCTCACAGCATCCCACACATACCTTCCGTCTCAGCTTTGCCGCCGGAGAAGCAGTTGAAGTACACGGCCGCAAAGCAATTACAATAATAACCCGCAACATTATATCTCATGATTAAAGAAATTAAATACAGTGGCTACACTGCCACTCCCTCCGACTACGAATGCCACGACGGAGACCTTGATATCGCACTCAACTTCACCACCGACGACGGCTCATTACACCCCTCACTTCCGCCACTCCAAATCGCAAAAGTACCCGACGGACAACACATACTCGGAATCCATACACTCCACTCCGAAAAGAAAAATTTCATCTCATGGCGCCACTCTGCCGACCAACCCGACAAATTCGAGATACTCTCATGCCAATACCCCGATACCGCAACCGCATGCATCATTGCAACAATACCATTCAAGCCTCAATCAATGGCGATACTCGGCAACACACTTGCCATCGCTACCGACTCAAAAGTCTTATTCTCACTTTGGAAAGACAATCGCTATATATACCTCGGTTCAGCTCCCGAATTCATCAACATTGAGTTTGCACTCTCTCTTAGAGGATGCCTCGGTACCGGTTGGCATAAACTTTCGTTTGCCACAAACCCATTCGGCTACGGTCGCGAGTCCGAAGGTATCGGTTCTTCATCTAAAGAAAATCCTCGACACATCGAAGGCGAAGCCCGGCGCAACGATTCCGACAATGCCATAATGGCCCACTTCAACCGCTCGGTCCACGACCAGGTGACATCCAACGGATACTTCTACCAGCCATTCTTCATACGTTACGCTTTCAGGCTCTTCGATGGATCATACGCTTGGCTGTCATCACCCGTACTCATGCCCCCTGCTGTTGCACCTCCGTTCTTCGAGGTCGACGGATACGACAGTTCCAACCGCAATTATTTCCAGGATATATCTGTTCATGGACATTCAATCCCATTCTTCCAGCTCTTTTACCGCGTACTACCATTCTCCAAAGAAGCCATCGACGCCTGGTCAGATATTATATCCGGCATCGATTTCTTCGTTTCACCTCCTATATATACTTTTAAAAATCCTGACTCCGACAACCACTGTTCCCTGTTGACTGGTGCCGAATCCGTATTCTCATCATTATTCAAGGAAAAAGCCGTCGACACACTATCCCCCATAATAAAAAATCCATCCGACAACGATGACACATTTCAGTCCGGACGTCAGCCATCACGCGGCGACGTCAACGGAAAATACTTCTTCGGACACTTCTCCGGAGACTTCCGCCTATTTACCGACCTGAATTCTTCCCTCGGTAATTATCGCCCGGGGACCATCACTGGCAGCACCGACTACACCGTCAAAGACCATTACGTAACATCCGACCAACTCAACGCAAAAAACGTAATAGCACTCCCCTGCAATGACAAATTCCTCGAAGACATCACCCACGTCTCACAGTTCTACAAAATCGCATCATGGGACATCGCCGACATTTCATCAACTGATGTGTTCAACGCCCTCATTGTTGACACTGCCGACCTATCCAATCTCCTTACTCGTCCCACACTCCCCGACGATGCCACATCCACCGATTCATTCTGCCCAAGATTCATCACAGTTTACAATCAACGACTGCATCTCTCTAATGTCAGATTCTCACCACCCAAAGCCCTACATCCACGTACACTCGTCCAATATTCAAACCCATCTTTCGGCAACGACCTCTCAAAGATAATCAAAATAGAAGTATGGACCCGACGCTCAGGCTCAGTCGTTCGCTCTGTCCTCTCAGCACCCCAAAATACGACATCGGTTCTCGACTCCTTCTCTATCGATTCTCTCCTCACCCAGTTTCCTCGATGGATATACTACCCCGATAGCAATGCGTTCGCAATGCGAATTACCGCAAAGTGTCGGCAAACATCACAGGCAGTCAACGAAACGACCGTTGAATTCAAGACTCGCACATTCAACCTTCCCCTACGCACGCATGAGCTCCTTAATGGAGCTTACTACTTTGGTGGAATCGCTGTCAGCATCACCCCTGATGAGTCAGAAGCCCTCCCGGCCGCAGCTATCGACAATGCCCCCGACAACATCGAGGTACCATCCTCTGTATACGTTTCCGAAATCAACAACCCCTTCCTATTCCCATTTAAATACGCCATATCAGTAGGCTCCGGTACAGTCCTGTCGCTCGCCTCAGCAGCCAAAGCACTCTCACAGGGACAATTCGGACAGTTCCCCCTCTACGCATTCACTACCGAAGGAGTATGGGCCCTCGAAGTATCCGCTACCGGCACATACTCCGCCCGGCAGCCAATCACCCGCGACGTATGCATCTCTCCCGAAGGAATCACACAGCTCGACTCCTCAGTCCTATTCCCGACAGTCCGAGGCATAATGCTACTCTCCGGTTCCACATCCACATGCATATCCGACACCATCAACACCGACCATCCATTCTCTGTCACCGACTCCCTGCCATCAGCCCACACAATACTCAACATTGCCGGCCTACCACACAATGCCGTCCACATTCTCCCATTCGCCACATTCCTTGCCCACTCACGCATGCTCTACGACTACCCCCGACAGCGCATCATCCTATATCGACCATCAACACACTACGCCTACATATACTCACTGCGATCCAAACTCTGGACAATGATTACAGCCGACATAACCCAATCCATCAACTCCTACCCAAATGCTCTCGCCATCGACTCCGCAGGCACTATCCTCGACTACTCCGACCACCACGCCGACACACGCCCACCGACAGCGATACTCATAACCCGACCCCTCAAGCTATCCGCACCCGTCATCCTGAAAACAATCGACACCCTAATACAGCGCGGACAATTCCAAAAAGGCAACGTCCGGTCAATCCTCTACGGCTCCCGCGACCTCATCAACTGGCATCTGGTCAACTCCTCCATATCCCACCGAATCCTCAACCGGCGCGGCACACCTTACAAATACTTCCGGATTGCACTCATAGCCACCCTCGATCCCTCAGAGTCAATATCCGGATGCACAATCCAGTACACACCCCGACTCACCAACCAACCACGATAAACTCTTTTTCATGATTAAATATTTAGAGAGCCGGGGATGCGTGACGCACCTCGGCTCTCGTCTTAAAATGGATGTTGGCTTATTCTGAGCCTATTGCGCCTAAGTCGAGGCTTGTTTTTAATGGCGGTTTTCAGTTCCTCTGTCTTCTCTTTCCAAACTGCCGCTTTTTTGGGGTTTGCGATACTCAGCCAATCAGCGAGTGCGCTGCACACAAGATACTCATGCACCAGATTCTCGATGGCATTGAGCGTTGTTTGTGAAAAATCCTTAGGCACTCTCATGAATATGCTGTAAACCTTTTTCTCTGTCAGCCTATCATCAAGACATTCCCTGTAGATTCTTCTTTTCGTAAATGGATAAAGCCATTCTGAACATTCGCTGAGTGCAAGGTCGAGGATGCGGGTCACACGGTCTATGTTTCCGGCTTCCCCTATGTCTTGTACCGTATGGCGTTCATGCTGTTGAGCTTCCGGCATGATATCTCCTTCTACATATGCAAGATTGCGAATATCATATATGAGCTGCTCACGTTTGAAGAGTAACACAGCTTCAATATTTTTTGAATCGACTTTATGGCACTCAATCATAGCTGTCAGGGATTAGAAGGAGTTTCTTCTTTGAGCTCTGGAAACATCGGACGCCCCGGACGTGTCGGGCGGCTCCTCTTATAAAGCGCTGCCTTCACGTCCTCAAGCAGCACCGCCGCATGGTCGATATAGCTCTTCACATCCTGCGGGTTAGTAATGGTGAACCAGTCCGCAAGCACCATGTCCACAAGATACGCATGGATTCCAGCACCCAGTGCATCAGCTGAGGCATTGTTATAGTTGGTTGGCAGACGGAAGGCTAACTGTAGTATTTCCTCGTCTTCTATTATCTGTGTGATGAGGTTGTTTGTTGTTGTCGTGTCCTCGTCAAGATACTCACCCAACTTCGATTTAAGCCCGGTGAAGTAGGTCGTGAGGCTGCGCTTAAGTTGATCATCCTCCTCGGTATCTTCCGAGGCTTGCATCTTTGAACCGGCCTCATAATTGGCAGCTCCACTCGCTTTACGGCTATTGCCTGTGATATAGGCCTTGTTTCTAACATCATACAGGATATTCTTTACATCCTGATACACGGTCACAATCTGTTTCTTCTCCATGTTGTTTTTTTATTTATAGTTATTTCCTTGTGGGTCTTGTTGGTTTCCTGCGGTGATATGCTTTCCTTTTCACTCCGTCAAGCATCGTGGCGGCGGCTGTGGCGAAGTCTCCGGCTTCCTTTTTGTTAGTGAATACATACCATTTGCAGACTATGTTGGTCACAAAAAACGAAAACAACTCCTTCTTCAGCGCAGGTTCAAGAGCCCGGTCAAAAGACGATGACAGCCCCAGGAAGACACAAAACGACTCCTTTCCATTACGTTCCTCCAGTATAAACTCCTTCAGAGCCTCGCACACCGCAACACAGCTCTCATTCCAGAACCTTTCGAGCTGACTCCGGTCAGCTTCCGTGGTAAAAATGCGGTCATACGTCTTGTCATCGCCTCCCTCCATCTTCGCCCCGGTGTATGAGGTAGTCTGCGACACCTCCTCATACACCTCCTCCTTGTCTATGATTATAGTCAACTCTATCATCTCAAAAATTCCATAAATTATAGCTTACACTAACTCCGACACAAGGCTCAAGGCCCCTGGGAGTCATCCCATAGCCGGCAAACACACCGATACCCCAACGCTTCGGCTTGGCGGCAACCTCACGGATAGTCACCACCTCATGCCGGGGATAGACATAGATACTGTCCATCCTCGGCTCATAACCGCTCACCCAGGCACGATACTCCTCACCCTCATACTCCCTCTGCGTAACAGGAATCTCCACCGCCACACTGTCGCATGGAATATTATCTACCACATTCCGCACACTGTCTCTCGGTATATATACAGGCAGAAAGGTTATCTGAGTTCCAAGCGACACCTCACCCCTCGCCACCGGCTCATAATACCGTACAGTATCAATGTATGTCACTGTATCCGTCACACACACCACCCCGGAATCACCACCCCCCGACCACTGACACCTGTGCATATATGCCCCGGCACCAATGCATCCGACTGATAGAATCAGCATCTTGAATACCACGACGATTCTATGCAGAGTGTCCCTGCTCATCATTTCACACCGCTTACATAGTTGATATAATCCATGATGCCATCCACATGGGCAAGCATGATGCGCACCTTATCTCCCGTCAGCAGCTTAACACCATCGCGAGTATCGTGAAAGGCACTCTCCGTCAGCACAGCCGCGCATTTCGTATCACGACAGATACCAAGATTCTGATGTATGAAGCGTCTTCCCGGCTTCTCCACTACAGCACGGTTACCCTTCATCCCGGCCTCGATAGCACGCGCCCAGATAAAATCCGCAAGACGCTTCGAATTATCCGAAGCATTCAGCGACACCTCAGCCACAAATCCGCTCCACTCGCCGTCATGCCACTTACCGTCATTCGAATTGGCATTACTGTGTATCGACACAAGCATCACATTCTCTTTGCCGTAGAGGTCGCAGATTTGATTTACGCGTTTCACACGGCTGTCTGCGCCACTGTTGATTGGAATGTCCTCGCGCTCCGGCACAAGCAGACGTGCATCATATCCGCGTTTTGTCAGCTCTCCGGCAATCATGTGCGCCATCTCCCGCGCCCATGCCCATTCCTGATACTTGCCGTCCGGCGAACACTTGCCCGACGTATCGAAGCCGTGGCCGTTGTCAATTAAGATTATCATTGTTTGAAATATTTGATTCTAAAAATCCGCTTTTCTGTTTGATTTCACTCTGTCCGAGCACAATCTCCGACACCATCTTAGCGATATCATCCTTGTTCTCAATTATGATGCTCATGGTCTTTTCAGCCTTGCGAAGCTCCGCTTTCGTCCATGACTTCTCACGGACAGACTTAAACTCACAGAACACACACCACGCCGACCATATCATAGCAAAAAAAGGCGCCGGGAGTATGATACAACCGATTATATCGATACACATCAGCACGAAAAAAGGCATAAAATACTTCCGGCCCTTCTCACAAGTCATCTTATAGCCCGTCGAAGTCGTAGCCTTGCCAAGCACCTTCGCCTTCTTCACGCCGAAAAATAAATCCACGCCCATCGACACAAGTATACACGCCATGCAGACACTTATCAGCACCACATGTAGATACACATGCTCTCGCAGAAACTCATGCATTATCTCTATCATAGATATCATTTTAGAGCTTTTTTAACAATAAATATTACCGATTTCAAGCAGGGCGTCGGCCTCCTGCGCCTCGGCCTCGCGGGCCTGTTCCGCAAGAATGGCCTCGGCCTCGGCCGAGTCGATTTCCATCCAGTTGCCCGCACAGTCATCTTTGCCAAGAAGTATCTCCCCGCCCGTGACCACACGGGCCGCGAGCTCCACCACTCCGCTCTGAGTCAGGAAACGTCCATCGTCAGGGCGAAGCCTCACCACTGCCACCTCGACCTGTGTGGGTGTTCCCGAACCCAGGCGAGAGGTCATCACAGCCATTCCATACTCGTCCGACGCATGCGTCGGCACCTCAAGTATCTTTGTCTCTTCTATTATTTTCATCGGTTGAAATGTTTTCCGGTTATACTTTCACTACCGTTATATTGGCATCGGCCATATACTCGTCAAGTTGCGGTATCTGTCCCTCCCATCTGCCATATGTATCCGAGGGGATTTTCAGTGTCAGCACACCGGGTTGCCGCATAATGCGCTCGGTCAAAGCATCGATACAGGCCTCCATCGACTGCTTGCCTACTTCGGTGGTGCCCCATGCGGTGAGTCCCGACAGGTCGAGAGTACACACGTTCCTGGGCAGTTTTGTTATCACGAGATAGTCCAGCTTCGAGCAGCCATAGAAGATGTTGGTGGTGACGGTGGCCGCCGACAGGTCAATCGACTCAACGCGCCGAAGGTTGCGGCAGTCATGGAACATGCCCGTGAAGTCCGTGCATACTCCGGTGTTGATATCGCCGGCATGCTCCAGCGTGTAGCACAGGCGGCACATACTGTAAACCGTGGTGGCGCTCCGGAAGTCGAGCCCCGGCAGAGAGCGCAGCGACTTGCAGTAGTAGAACGCGATGCGGAAGGTGGTCACCTTCTTGGTGTCATAGGCCGGCACGCTGGCCATCGAGCAGCAGTTGGCAAACGCCCCCTGCATGTTGGTGACATTCGCCGTCTCAAGCCATGGTGCGGCCAACAGCGAATGACACTGGTTGGCAAACAGGTTGAGATTGGTCAGGGCAACAGCTTCGAAGTATGGGATTGCTATCAGCGAGTGACACTGCTCAAACATCCCCCTGACGGTGGTGAGATGCTTCAGGGCGTAGGCCTTGCCCGAGGTGACGGCCTCGTCGCCGAGTATCGACAGAGTGGTGAGCGATTTGTCGCCGGCAAACGCCGATTCGGCAGTATGCAGCATCGGCATGCGCAGACGCGGTAGTGACACCACGCCGTCAGTGCCGAAATAGCTCAGCGACTCCACTTTGCCCACATCCACAGGAGCAATCTCCCTCACGGGCGAGGGGAAAAGAGCGCTGTAGGTAAATCCGGGAGGATAGTTGGATACTTCGGTGCAGGCAGAGAGGTCGTGCGAGGGGAAGCGCTCCGGCATCTCGGTGGCCAGGCGGCTGTCGATATTGCCGGCGATTGAGCGACCTTTGTATTGGTCCCGGCCAAGCGACTCCCAGCGCTGAAGCATGTCGAGCCCGTACTGATAGCCTGGCATCAGTCGGTCCAGATCTCCGGGAGTGACGCCGATACCCTCGCGCTCCTCAAGCTCTTCCTGTAGGGTGTAGTTGTATATCATGGCGTTCTGCTTGTTGAGAAGCGCCGCCGATAGCAGCACGTTGGTGTCGGCATAGACAGTGCTCCCCTCCCATTTTGTGTGGATATAGCGGGGAGCCTCGCCCCAATGGTTAAGGATGGTGACGGTGGCTCCGGCGGGGATGTCGTAGAGCGAGCTGTTGTGCTTGAAATTGCCGGAGTACCAGGTGTGCCAGTCGGCCACGCGCTCAAATTCTTCAAGGGTAATCTCCCTGTCGGTGAACACGACGTTGCACCAGCGGGCCGTGTGACCTGCGCCGCTCATGCGCGAGTCCTCCCATGTGCCGTAGATGCGGAGGCCAAGGGCCTTGAAGTCCACCTCGGCGCCGGTGTCGCGTCGTACTACTTTGGAGGGCAGGAGTTCGGCCCAGAGGTCGAGCTGTGCTGTGGCCATCAGGCCCGAGTCCATGGAGGCGTCGGTGGCTTTGAGTTCTTCGGTGGGGTATGGCAGGGGGCCGTCGCCGTACTCGTCGCCAAGATGGTCGATGCTCTCTACCGTAAACTGCGGGCGTGCTCCCGCGGGGTAGCTTACAAGCGTGCGGGCTCCTCCGGAGATGGCACGGAAGGCTTTCAGTTCGGGCACCCATGCCACGCGGTAGTTGCCCGCAACAGGCATTGCAGTGGAGGCAGTGGCTCCGGCGTTGCTCTCGATGCAGTCAAAGGGGAGGAGCAGCCCCGAGGTGCGGCGGGTAACCTCCCCCTGGAGGCCGGTCTTCAGGGCCTTGACTCCATCCATATCAAGAAATTTCTTTGCCATTGTTCTGTTCTGTTTTGTGATACATTTTCATTGAAAGATTGCCCAGCCCACGCCATCACCTCGGCCTCACCGGCCACGTGTCAGCGCATAGCCACCGGCGACTCAACCACCCTCCGGCTCCACCGGCAACTCCACGCGTAGCGCATAGCCGCTTTAGCGGTGTCCACAACGTTAGCCTATGGCAAGAGCCGCCATAGCGGTTCGCAGCCATAGGTCAACGTCCACGCCCCGTTATATGCCCGGCGTAGCCCGGCGACTCTCCCCGGGCAATCTCTCAAAAAAAA